ATAGTAGATTTATTGGTGAATCAATTTCAATGTAAGGAAAATAATATGAATGAATTTGAAAAAAAAGTATACGATCATATGAAACTTCGTGAAGGATATAAGAACGAAGTATATTTAGATACGTCAGATAAACCTACTTGCGGTATTGGTCATTTATTAACTGCAGCAGAACGTGAAGATTATCCTGTAGGCACTGAAGTAGATGATTATAAAATTAAAGAATGGTATATGGAAGATATTACTACTGCTATGGAAGCAGCAGATAAGCAAGCAAGCATACTATCTACAGATAATGAATCTGTGAAAATAGCGTTAGTTTCAGTAAATTACCAATTAGGTACTAGCTGGACTAGAAAGTTTCCTACTGCTTGGAAATGTTTATGTCATCAGGAGTATGATCGTGCTATAGATGAAATAATGTATGCAGATAAAAAAGCAGATAGATATTCACGTTGGTATAAACAAACACCAGTTCGTGTAGAAGATTTTGTAAAAGCAATTAATAAATTAAAGGAGATACATAATGGCTAAAAAAAATATAGTCAGTCCAAATAGGCAGCAACCGCCTATGGCTAAGAATATAGACGATGAAGTAACGCAAGGAAAACGTGAAGCTAATTTAGAATATGCTCCACATTTCAATGAATACAATTGGTTGAAAGCTGTATCACCTAATTTAGTAGTAAAGATAAAGGAGTAACGTATGTCGTTTGCAATAGTAGCAGGATTAATTGGAGCAGCAGCCACTACCTCAGCTGCGAGCAAAGCAAGAGAAGAGGGTAGAAGAAGACGTGGTGTTTTAAAAAGTGTGTTTGGAGATTTACAAAGCAATGCTATTGGTTTATTACCAGCAGTACAAGAAAATGAAATACAACGACTTGAAACTCAAGGGGATAGATTTGATTTAGCTACAGATTCTAGAATAAATCAATACAATGCATTAGAAAATAAAATGGGACAAACAGGTTTTGCAGGATTAGGTACAAATGTTATGGACCCTACAAAAGCATTCACAGGATTAGACTTAGCATATCAAGCTTCTAATCGACAAATACAAGAACAAAAAGGTATGGAGTTAGACGCAATACAAAAAACTTACTACAACGCTGCATCGCAAGCTGCACAAGGTGGTGCTGTATTGTCTACAGATTTTAATCAAGCAGTTAAAGACCAATATGGAGGGAACGTATAATGGCTAGTTATGAAACTGAATTTTTGCAAGCATTAAACATGGCATCACAAAGTGCTACTGGATTACTTAAATCTATTAGGGAACCAGATTATGAAACAAAACTTGCATTAGAAACGCAAAAAAGAAAAGAACTAATGGCACTAGAACAAGACTATGCTATGGAAAGATTAGATACAACAGGAGAGCAGAAAATAGAGGAATTAGGAATTACTACTGGATCTGCAGAAGATATTGCTGGAATGAAGATTGCTTCTGATCAAACAATTACCGATAAAAACATACAAGCTGATAAAGAAAATTTAGCTACAAGCATTGCAGGTAATTTAGATTTAGCTAATAAAAATAATCAAGCAATGTTCGAACGTTTAGAACTTACTACAGATACTCAAAAAGATATGCAATTGATACAAATTGGTGCTAATAAAGAGAGTCAAGAATCTTCTCAAGCTTTTGAGAAAATGATGCAAGACGATCGACAAGAGTTTAAGTTTGGTTTTCAAGAAAAAGAAAATAATTTTACATTAAGTAGAGATTTAACTTTGCATGGATATGCTTTAAAACAAATGGAAAAAGGGCATTCTTATGATATTGATTTGTCTAATAATAATCACACTAATAAAATAGCACAAATGCGAGAACAAAAAGTAATATCACAAGATATGCAAATTTTTATGACTACAGAATTACCAAAATATCAAAGACAAAATGCAGAAGAACAACAAAAGTGGTTAGGCGAAAAAATAAAATGGTATAAAAATGGTAATGGTACTGGCGCTTTTGAAATGAAAACAAGAGCTGAAGTATATATGTTAGCGCAAAATAAATTAGGACAAGCACAAGCAGAAGATAATTTTAATTGGCAAAAAGGAAAAGGTTTTGACAATTTTATAGCTAGTGGTACTAACGGATTTATTACTATGAGCGGTACTGGTATGCAAATGAAACAAGATATTCAAAATCAAAAATATCAACAAAGAGCGTTTGATTTTAACTCAAATTTAGCAGATCAACAGTTTAATATAAATTTAGGTCAAAGACTTACAACAGATGCAATGTTTAACAATGTAAGCGATGGAACTAAAAATTCTATAATGACTGCTGTAAATGGACAATCTGGTTTATACGGCAATTTAAATTTAGACAATCCAGCTAATCATAAAGCTGTACATGAATATCAAAGTTTTCAAGCAGAATCTGCTATAGGAGCTTTGAATTTACGTATGGATGATTTTAATATGCCAGATCAACCTAGTACTTTATTTAGAGGTAAAAAAGCACACAAACAATATCTTACGCAAGGTACTAATACTTACAATGACTTATCTGCAAATCTTTTAAAACGTTCTGAAATGTTAGCTGGAATTGGATTAGACAATGCTAGCAAGACTTATAAAAAAGAACTTAAACAAGATTTGTTAAAAGGAATTAAGCTTGGAGATCGTTTAATCAGTTCATCTACGAAAGTAGGGGGAGAAGAAGGTTTAATAACTGGATTAAAAGAAAGAAGAGAAATACTACAAGCATACTACGACCAGTTATAATATGGGATTAGATAGAAGAATACAGATACTTGAGTCTGCTTTCAATGCAGGTCAATTAGATGAAATGCAGTATGCATTAGGTCTAAAAAAGTTTTATGACCGTATACCTAAGCAATTTGACGCACGTAGTTTGCGTTATATGGAATCAAAACTAGTTGATGCAGGCTTACCCCTTACTGATGGAAGACAAGGTCAAACTGACGGAGTTCTTGCACAGATTACATCTGGACTATTAGAAGGTTTTACAACCTTTGGTTTTGCAGATGAACCTGATACGTCTACCGAAAAAATAGCAAACTCATTATCTCATCTTGTAGGACTAGCACCAGGTGTTGTAGTACAAGCATTATCTGGAGGTGGTGCTGCAACAGCATTAGTAGCTAGAGGAATGCGTAGACAAGCTAAAGCTAGAGGCGTTAAGCAATTTGAAGCAGTAGCTGATCGTTTAGAAAGCGTAGGAGAATCTTTACAATACTCTAACAATAAAGTAGCAAGAGCTATGCACGATGTTACTACCAAACTACCTGGAGGTAAAGCATTACGTAGTCCACAACCTATTGGCGTAGATATTAAAACAGGTGAAAAATTATACGGTATGCAGTCTGTACCTGGTATAGTTGCTAACTTTGTACAAAAACAAAGTACAAGTTTTTTAAAAGACAATAATATTAAAGCAGCAGAATTTATACACAAAGGTGTATTTAAAAATAGATTCATGGATGCTGCTACTCGTGACAACATTGTTAATCAATCTGTACACTTAGGATTATTGTTAGGTGCTTCTGCTAGAGAACAAGGCTTAGCAGGTATGGGACAAGCAGCAGTACAAGGTGCTATTGCAGGGGGTATATTTGGAGGTATAGGTGAATATGCAAACATAGGTAGAATGTTAGCTAGTAAAAATGTTGGAATTAGAACTGCTGGAGAGAAAGTAGTTAGAGGATTTGCTAAAGCATTAAAAGAACAACCTAATCGTAGAGATCAATTTGAAACTATAAACTTTCTCATGAAAGGTACAGCAGGTGCAGCGTATGGTACTACTACTGCTAAACTGCACGATATGCCTTTAGAAGACCAAATATATGAAACATTAATGGCTGTGTTCTTTAGTGTAAATAGTAGAGCTGCATTTGAAAATAGAGCTACTAGAGATATATTTAGTTCTGACAAAGTGATACCTAGAGATTTTAAAATGAAGGAAGCACGTAAATGGATTACTGAACAACCGTGGTATCAAGCAGAAACTCCTGAATATCAAGCATACTGGAGCAGGTATTTAAAAGACATACAACGTCAACAAATGGATTATGTTGTTAATAACTACAATGATATTATTGTAGCATTAGCTCCTGAGTATAGAGATTTAAAAGAACAGGGTTTCATTACACCTGAAATGGAAACAAGAGCTAGAACAGATAATAAAACCAGAGAAACTATATTAGAAAAATTATATGAAGCAGCTGAAAAAGCAGAAAGAAAACACGAAGATACTTTTAATATAGATGAAGTAGAACGTAGAGTAGAAGAAAAAGAATTTGAATTTAGTTCTATGGAAATGGACAAAGAAGTTAAACACATAGAACAAGATACATCTATTGATAGTGAATATTTACCAAAACAACGTACACTAAAAAACATATTTGTAGATATTAAAAAAGTTGGTGACAAAACTTCTAAAGATTTAGATCCACAAGAGTTGCATCAAATGTTTAAGAAGTTAGCTATTGATACAAACTTTACTCCTGATAATTTTATTAAAGAAGTAGAAGGTAAATTTAAAATTAAAGTTAGCGAAGAACAGAAAATGGATTTGGTTCAAGCTATACATAAATATAAACATTTAGATAAGTTTAAAATATCTAGAATATATTTAGTACCAGAAGAGGGTAAGGGCAGATTAAAAAGACGTAAAACAGAAGAGCCCGTATTTGAGGAAGAAGCACCAGAAGTAGACATATACAACAAACCTATAGGCGGTAAAAAGTCGGGTACTAAATCAGACCAAGGTAGTCGTTTAAATAAAATATATGCTAAAGATGATAAACAATTACATTTGGATATAGACTATTTAACTACTGTAGTATCACAACGATATTATGATGCAGTAGAAGGTAAATATAAACCAGGTGCTAAAATTAAAAATGTGTCACCTTTGTCTATAGATATATTTGCATTTTCTAAAGATACTAAAGATCCTATCAGTGCTGTAAGAAATATGTCTAAAAAACAATTAGACCAATTAAGAAATAATTTAGAAGAGAAAGAAGGGCTGTATATACACGCAGCAGTTAGTGACACTGGTAGATTGCAAGTAAGACAATTCCCTTGGAGCAGTAGAAAGAATGAAACTAATTATATATCTGACAAAGAATTAAAAAAAATAGATAGAACTATTAGAAAAGAATTAGGCGGCACTGATGCTAAAAAATATAAATCTAATGTTGGATTTGTTATTTGGCGTATGAAAGAAATGAATTTAATAGATGCTAAATACACAGCACAAGACATTATAGATACATTGCCTACTTATTTTAAAACAGAACCTTATACTGATGTTACAAAAATGCAAAAGTATACTAAGCATATGTCTGGTATTGAAGTACCTATAGATAATCAATACATTAAAGATGAATATACACACGCTTTGATAAAAGATTTACCTGGTAGTATTAAAAATATGGGGCCTGAAATGGAAGCATTTAACTCAGGTACTGATGGTGCTAGTATGTTACGAGGTGAAAAATTTGACAGATTAGCAAAAGCGTATGGATTAGATCCTGAAACTGGTGTTATAAAAACTATACATATACACAGACCTGGTGAGTTTACTAACGGGAATAAACGTGGTACAACTATTATTAAAACTGCTACATTTAGAATGGACCCTAAGTGGGAAGCTTTGTTAGATAGAACAGAAGCAGGTAAAAAAATAGATTACTTACATTATGATACTGCAGTAAAAGAAATTAGTGGAGCAAAAAGACCAGACGTACCAGGTAAAACAGACGTTACATGGAAATCTAAACTAGAAGATAATTACATAAATTTAGATGTCTATGAGAATTTTAATAAATTAGAAAAATTAAAATTGTTAAGACAGGTTACCTCTAATTTGAATACTATTGACATGGATCCTACTAGCACAGATGGAAAGATTTTTTGGAATAAATGGCAAGAAATTATAGATGCATCTGCAAGAGGAGATGCTGTTGTAAGCAAAGAAGTAAGTCAGCTGCTTAAGTCTAATCAACCTTTAGGCGATAAAGTATCTTTAGATAAAATAGATATTAGATTAATAGACCAGATATTAAATGAAAACCCTACGTCTATTACAGCCAGAAGTATATTACGTAAATTGTTTACGGATGGCAGAAGTTCTGAACGTGATAAAAGAATAGAACAAGACTTTGCAGAATATGGTAATGAAACATATAACAAACAGTTAATAGAAGACTATTTAATTTCTACAGATTTTGAACCAGGAGCATTTTTAAGACCAGGTGTTATAGAGTTTATAAACGAAAAAATATCAGACTATGCTTTTAAAAGATTAACTAGACCTGTAGTAGAAGAATCTTTTAGTTCTAAGTTAGGTTTGTATGATGTAATTATACGAACTACAAACTTTAAATACTCTTCTGCTAAAAAAGGTTTAGCTGATAATGAATTTTTATTACATGAAGGTGCACGTATTATTCCTGTTACCGATCCTACTACTCAAAAGAAAAGTACATTAGGTAAAGTATTTGATAAGTTTGAAAAAGAATATGACTTAGATAAAAACAGTGACACTACTAAAGAATTAAAAGAAACATTAGACAATGTTATGTATATACGTTCTCCAATGGTTAGTAACAGTGGTGTTCGTATTGGTAATTTTGTAGGATTTGTTAAAGGTAGAAAGGGTATATCTATTATAACTAACGAAGTTAACGACTTTAATATGAACGGAGCAGACAAAGACATTGACTCGGCTCATGTATTTTGGGGTATGCCTAAAGAAATAACTAAGGTATATGCTAGACCTGAAATACAAAATCAATTATTAAAAGAAGATGGAACTATGATTTCTTTAAGCGATGCTAAAATTGCTAAAGAGTTAGCTAATGCTAAGTTTCCACAAAAAGAAACAAGAAAGCAGCAGTTAGCTAATATGATTGACATAGATGCTAAGCTTGGTAATGGATTGTTTAGTGCAATTGGTAAAGACAGTGTAGGATATATTACTAATCAATTTCAAATAGCTAAACAAGAATTTGATTTAAGAAAACAATTAATGATAGAAGACGGAAGCGGTAAGGTTACCGAGATGCAAACAAATGAATTACCTAAAATTTGGAAACAATTAATTATAGATCAAAATGTTTTACAAAGTACATTTATAGATGCTAATAAATTAGTTGATGTTGACTTACCTTCTACTGCTACAGCTAAGCTAAGAGGAAAATATAAAGACAATTTATTAGAAGCAGAAGATCGTATTGTATTGCGTGATATGTATAAACTTGTATTTAGTAAAGTACGTAAAGACGAAGCTCCATTAGAACCTAACGTAGTATCTCAAAAATATTTAGATATGACTGAAGGTACTACTGGTTATTTGAGAATGGTTGGTGAAAATATTAATGGATTAAAATTAGAAATTAATCCTTACAATGCAATTGACAAAGATGCTATTATTCCTGTATTAAAAGATTTGTCTAAGGTTATGAAAGACCATCCTTTATTTAAAAAAGCAAACTTAAGAGAGTTTGACAAATGGTTTATGGAAGGTATTGATGGAAAAGAAATGAATACCATTAAAGATTATCCTCCTTTTTTATGGAATAAAATTAATGGTATTGTAGACTTGTCTAATGCTTTGAAAAAAGCACAAGCGTTTAAAGAGTATGCTGTAGAGGTATTAGAAATGAACCCTAGTGCTGTTGATAAGTTTATTGTAGACGTAATAGAAACTACATTTGAACAACGTAATAAAATTTATCAATCATTTGATAATAATAAACAGTGGTATAAAAAACAAAACGTTAGAAGCTACGGAGATCAAATATACTTTACTAAAGAATCTATAAAAGAACAGTTAGAAACATTAACTACAGCTAGAAATGCAGTAGGAAAACCTTTGACTAAACAAGGTAAGATGTTAGTAGAAGATTTATTTGATGTATTTTATATAGCTAATCCTGTTATAGATTTAAACTTTACAGGATTTAGAGGAAAAAAACGATTTGATTTCTTGACAAGTGTTAATAGAGATATAAAAGAACTTCTGAAATTAAAAGCTCAAGAAACAAAACTTACTAAAGGATTAGAAGAGTTTTCTAAACAATCTACTTTAGACAAATTATATGAGCAAAGAGGCGCATTACAAAGAGAATTTGTAGGTTCTTTACCTGACTTGGAACAGACATGGTCCATAAAAGCCCGTAATAAGCAGTATATGGCTAGAGAACGTTATAAGGTACTAGAACTAGCAGTAGCAGAAAAAGACGCTAGAATAGAGCAATTTAAAAAAGATTTTGATTTTGACAATTTAATTGATTACGTGAGTGAGGATATTACACCGCCATCTACATCAAGTCTATCTGAACCTGTAGTAGTAGACACTGCAAAACCAGCAGTGAATAGAACTAAACAAGTTGTTCCAGATTTAATTGACATTGACGTTCTCACAGATCCTAAGAAATTAGATAAATTAATTGATACAAAGAAAAAATTAACTAGCAATCAAACAGAAGGTATTAAAAAAGACCTGGATGACTTGCGTGACGTTATTAAATATCAAATAGCAAATGGTAATCCTGGTATATTGTATAACATATCTTCTTTGTATTCTAATTTTTTTCAAGGAAAAAATAGAGAGATAGATTTAATTCAAGATGTAGATGGCTTGAGGTTGAAGTATTTTGTAAAACACATGAAAAATCAATACGGTCCTAATGATGCATTTGATGCTATTCGTAGAAATAAAGAGTTAATTAATCAGGCACGTAAAGACTTGTACGTTGACATGACTGATATGGTTCCCTTAAAAACGTTTGCAGAATACGCTAAAGAACAAGATGTATTTGTTAAAATGATGTCTGATCTAGATTTGTTTAAAAAAACAAGAGTAGATTATAGAAAGTATGTAATGGAGTGGGCTAATGCTAACGAAGGTTCTATAACTAAACTATCAGATCAAACACAAGGAAAGATATTAAAAGATAAAGACAATATTGTATATGGTTATAATAAAAAAACTAAAGTAATTAAACCTTATAAAAATATAGGGCAGCTAGAGAAAGATATAAAAGCTAATCCTCTTATACAAAAAATACCTATGGATAGTTTATCTTCTGTTATTACAGACAAAATTAATTTTATGTTTCCTATAGACGCACACTTAAGAAGTCCTAAAGGTATAGATCAAGTGTTAGGTATTTATCAAAGATTAGACCAGTTAATTTCACCTTTTGAAAAAAGGTTTCAATTAGATAGAGGTGTTAAATTTAATCCTAAAACTAGACAAATGGATGAATATGGTATATTAGTTCCAACTTCTACGTTAAAAACTATAGCTGAAAATATATATGAAAATCATAGTATAGCAAGTCAGCTTAAAAAGTTTAATGTAGATTTTGTAGGATTTAATAAAAAAATATTAAACACAAAACAAAAAGTGTATACAGCTAATCAAGATATATTGTGGGAAGTTGCAGTGTTAAGACACGTATTAGGTCCAGATAAATTAGGACCAAAAAAGAATAATACTTTAGCTGAAGAACGCATTGAACTTCAAGAACGTTTAGATGTAGCAGAAAAAAAACTTAGCAAAATATCAGAAAAATTATATTACACTAATAAACAAGGCGACCAAGTATTTGTAGATGCTAGTAAATACACAGATGTAATACGCAATCAAGTTATACAACCAATAATGGATTTTGCTTTAAAACAATTTATAGAAAGTAATTATAAAAATATTGAAAAAGCATTTGGAGAAACTATATATAAAAATGTATATAGTCCTGATAAAAAATATGCACCAAGTCATCCTTTGTTTTATCAACAACGTTTAATGGAGATGTTTTTTAATGCCAATGGAATAATTAGTCCTTCAAGATTAATGGCTTTTGATAAGTCTGTTAGAATTAAACAAGATACTGTTTCTGGTTCTGAAATATTACGTAACCATTTTCATTTAGATGATATAAAGTTTTTAAACTATGCTTTCAACGTTCGTCAAAACATACACGATAAATACAGTCAATACTTAAATAAAAGCGGAGAGCTTGACTGGAATTTGTTAGACAAAACATTAGTCAAAGGACAAACAAAGTTTACATTAGGAGATAAAATTAGAAAAGAATTAAAATCTCAACAATTAAAATTAGATGCTAGACAATTAGAAGTAGGTAAATTTAAAGAACAAGATGAGTCTGCACGCTTCTGGTCTTACATGGGTTCTTTAGAGATTAAAGAAAA